GATGCTATATCTGTAGGTAACGCAACATTATTTTTACAACGTGCAAAAAGAAAGATAAGAGAATTAGCATATAACTTTGACGTAGATGGTTACATAGCACCTGATATGACTATCCTTGCTGAACATATTAGTGAAGGTGGTTTAACACAAATCGCATATCAACAAGAACCAAATCAAATTGTTTATGCTACAAGAAATGATGGTGAGTTAGTAGCATTAACTTATCAAAGAGAACAACAAGTAACTGCTTGGCATAGACATATCTTTGGTGGTAGATTTGGTAATGCCACAATAACAGTAACTGATTTTGCAAACATAGCAGATGGTACAAGAATAGTTTTAACAAAAGCAGATGGTACAACTACAACCTTTACATCCGCTACATCTGCTACATCTGGTAAGTTTCACACGACATCTAGTAACAACCAAACAGCTACAAACTTAAAAACACTAATAGATGCTGACTCTGATTTTACAGCAACAGTTAGTAGTAATGAAGTTACGATTACAGAAAGCTCACCATTGTCTACAGGATTTTTAACTATTACATCTTTAGATGACAATGTAAGATTAGCAAAAACTGATGAGGGTAAAGCGGTATGTGAAAGTGTTGCTGTGATTCCAACAGACGATACAGAGTATGAAGTTTATGTAATTGTTAAAAGAACAATTAATGGTGCGACTAGAAGATTTGTAGAAGTTTTAAATGTATTTG